GCCGTTACTGCTTCTTACGCACTAAACGTTACTGCACCAACATGGGATACAGTTTTAAATAAACCATCTGGTTTAGTTTCTGGATCATCCCAAGTTAATTTATCTCAAGCTTTTGGTACTGCTTCAAATGCAGTTTCATCATCATACGCAGTAACAGCATCACATGCTTTAAACCTTAAAGAAGGAATTGATATAGTAATTAATTCAGGTTCTTTTAATTATATCTCTGCACCAACAGCATCATTCGGCTATATTGAATCAATAACAGGTTCAGCTAAATTTATTGGGGATGCTTTTATTGTAGTAAATAGTAACACACCAACAGAGAGGTATTCAGGAATTTCTACCTTTGACTCCGGATCAGTAAACGTAACTGCATCATTCTTCTTTGATGCAATTACTAATGACTGGAATTACGAATATAAAAATATGGGCTCTGTAGATTACGGAGTAGCGTTATTTGGACCAGAATATAACACACAAGGATCTCCGGCATATAATACAAATAATAGATTAGTAAAATCTGACGGACAGCACCACTTAAATGATTCAAATATATCTGATAACGGTACAACAGTACAGGTTTATTCAAACATAATTGTAACAGGATCAGTAAGCGGTAGTACATATTATGGAGACGGGTCTAACCTAACAGGTATAGTAGGTACAACCTACTCTGCTGGAACAGGTTTAAACTTAGTAGGAACTACTTTTAATAATACCGCTCCAGACCAGACAGTAGCTATTACGGGACAAAACATAACTGTTAATGGATCATATCCAAACTTCCAATTAACAGGTTCTTTAACAGATATAACATCTCTTAATAGTAAATCAGGTTCTTGGGATACAGCATACGGTTGGGGAGATCATTCACTAGCTGGATACTTAACTTCCTATACTGAAACAGATCCAATCTTTACTGCACATACTGCTTCTAGTATAACCGGAACTCAAATAGGAAATTGGGATACAGCATACGGTTGGGGAGATCATTCTTTAGCTGGATACTTAACTTCATATACTGAAACTGATACGTTACAGACTGTAACAACAAGAGGAAGCTCAACATCAACTACAATAACAGCTGCCAACTTTATAACAACCTCAGATAAGAGATTGAAATCAGATATTAAGCCAATACAAGAAGGTTTGGAGACGATTAAAAAATTCGTATCTTATGAGTACGTTAAAGATGGAGTTCAAGATGCAGGCTTCCTAGCACAAGAAGTTCAAGAAGCTATCCCCTATTCAATCGGAGAAAGAGAAGATGGATTTTTAACAATGAGAGATAGACCAGTTCTAGCTCATATGCACAAAGCAATATTAGAATTAGAAGCAAGACTTGCAGCTATAGAAGAAAAATTAAACTAAGTTATGGCAGTACCTACGTCCGGTAATTTTGAAATGTTCGGCACCGGTAGTAATACTACTATCGCAGGTGCTATAGTTGAAGGGGGAGCTAATGTAGACGGACTAACAACATTCAATCAACTTATAGCTGCTTCAACAGCAAGTAGGTTTGATTATGATTTTGCCGGAGCAGTTTCATTTCCTCCAACTGATATTACACAAACTTACCAGTTTAGAGGGTATCCAGTAGCACCGGGTAACTGTAGAGCGATATGGGTAGATGATACTGTAGATTCAAGTAGATATGGTGCAAGATATATATTACCTAGCGGTCAACAAATAGATGTAGTTTATTCAAATTTATTTGGAACACCGTACGTTTATGGAGGAAATAGTGGAGTAGTTTACAATGTATGTTCTACTCTATCTCCTTCAACTTGGGATAGTGTGACTAATACCTTAGTAGATTTAGGAGGATTAGTTGTAAATTTTGTAGATGGAGGATCATGTTATGAGAATATCGAATGTGAATGGATAGCACCACCAACTCAAACACCTACAGGAACTCCTACACAAACACCAACTAATACACCAACTAATACCCCTACTCAGACTCCAACCCCTACACCAAGCCCGATAAGGTACTACTACCAATTAGCTAACTGTACAGACGGACCTTCTAACTCTATATATGTTTATAGAGATGGACTACCAATCATTGGCCCAGGAGAATCATTCAACTACTTTAGTAACTGCTACGAGTACTACGATACTGCTGGTAACGGAACAATAGATGTGGATGGACTAACAACATGTGTATGTCCAACACCAACTCAAACACCGACTAATACTCCTACTAATACACCAACACCAACAGGAACTCCTACACAAACTCCTACACAAACTCCTACACAAACACCAACTCCTACATTTACTGCAGGACCGACTCCTACACCGACTCCTACTACTACTTGCTTTGAATTAAGTCTAGGTTATAATGCTAGTAATGGCTATACTGCTTGCGGAGCTACACCAACACCTATATACGCAAATAATAGCAACCTATCAACATCCACAATACTGTATTCGACTAGTAACTGTACTACATTAGCACCGACAGGTTATTATGCTGATGACTTTGGATTTAGGTACTGGAATGGAAGTACACTAAGTATTTATACAAGCTGTATACCTCTAACACCTACACCGACTCAAACACCGGCTAGTACTCCACCATCAACACCTCCTAGTACTCCACCAAGTACTCCACCGGTTACCCCAACACCGACAAGCACATTTATACCTGCTCCGTCACCAACACCGACATCAACAACACCGGATCCGTATAACTACTACACAGTTAGAGGATGCCCTGGTTCTTTCTATGAGAATCAAGATATGAAAGTTAGAACGTTAAGCACATTTACAGATGTAAACGGTAACCCAAGTACAAGTAGTACTATATATAACAACGGAGGTTCATTCTATGCATATGCAACTATTAACTACACTACGTGGTTAGTAGACGCAGATTTACCGTCAATTACCTACAGTGGTATAGTAGATTTAGGATGCCCAGTTCCAACAGCTACTCCAACACCTACCCCTACTAACGTTCCGGTAACTCCAACACCTACCCCTTCTTCAACACCACCTTGCGGTACAGTAGAAACATTAGGAGATGGACTAACAAGTAATGATGCATGTAATGACTTTACAGCAGGAACAGGAACAGTAAGGTACCTAGACGGACCATTCCCATTCGCAACAATACTTTATAGGAACCCAGACTGTACAGGATTAGGAACAGCAGGATACTATTCTGATGGAGATGTATGGAGATACTGGAATGGTAGCGCATTTACTACAAACGGTTCTTGTCCAACCTATTAAAACTAAAATAAAATGTGGTTATATAATACAAACTTAATAACAGAGATTTCAGACATGCCCGTAAACACTTACGGGTTCATTTACGAAGTTTTACATATACCAACCGGTAAAAAGTACATTGGTAAAAAAGTTTTATATTTTGAAAGAAATAAAAGACTTGGTAAAAAGGAATTAGAAGAGTTACGACTAGAAAGAAAAGAAAACGGAATAGGAGGTAGAACTCCTTTGAAGAAAAAAGTAATAACAGAATCAGATTGGAAGACATATTACGGTTCTCATCTTGATATTAAGAAGATATTAAAAGAAGATGGACCAGAAAGTTTTAAAAGAACTATCCTAGAATATGTACCTAATAAGAAGCTTCTAACATATTATGAGTGTAAATACCTATTTATAAAAGAGGTACTAGAAAATCGAGATAACTATATAAATGATAACATTCTCGGTAAATTCTACAGAAAAGATTTTAACCTATGATTAAATTAAAAGACGTAATCGGATACCCATCACTTCAATACCACTTAGACAATGGTCTCTCTTTACATGAACATGTCTACCGTTATTCTAGCGATGCCTTTGTTAATCTATTTAAAGAAGCAAGAGAAGCTCTTAGCAACGAGGAAATAGAGTTAGACGAAGAAGATAGAGAATTACTTGAAACAACAGATATAGGAGAATATGGAGATTACAATGGTATGAAAGTACCTTTAGATCTTCCAATGGTATCTTCTAAATATAACCCATTATTTGAAATCGGATCATATATTGATGAGATGATGGAGAATGAAGACTTATTAGATGAAGGAGCTACCCTAGAGGGTATGATTGACTTTGACGAAATAAAAGAACTTTGTGATTCAATCGGAGTTAACATTAATATGGAGCAGTTTAGAAAAGCTGTTAAACATAATAATGAGAATTTAGACTACAACGGCTTCGATATGATTAAAGCTTCAGTAGACTATATTCCTGAAGCCGAATACAAAGGAAAGAAAGTACAATTAAATAAACCAAAAAGAGGGGGATCTAAAAAGTTCTACGTTTACGTTAAGAATCCTAAAACAGGTAACGTAAAGAAAGTTTCTTTTGGTGATACCGGATTATCGGTTAAGTTTAAACAAAAAGGAGCAAGAGCTTCATTTGCAGCAAGACATAAATGTGCTGCTAAAAAAGACAAAACAAAAGCAGGATACTGGTCTTGTAATATTGGACGATATTGGAAATCATTAGGAGGAAGTTCAAACTTCTCAGGATACTGGTAGAAAAAACTAATGATATGAGTTTACTGGATAAATTTAAAAAAGATGGTTCGCTTTTAAATAAAAGCAAAGGTGTTACTCCTGCAAATGCATTTACTTCGAAACTAAAAAGCATTGCAGCAGCACAACCTGAATCTAAGCCTGCACCAAAAGGACCAGGACAGACTACAGGACCGCAAACCTGTTCTCAATATACATTTATTTCAGATGGAGGGTCTACTGTTGCATTTAATTTTAAACCTTGTAGTAGTTCATCTTACATAACCCTGAGAATACCTAACGGCGATTCATCAGACCTAACATGTGCTGTAGACGGATCAATTACAATGACTCCAGCTAATGGAACTATATTAAAAGGCCAGGACTGTACCCCTGTCGTAGTAGCACCCGCCCCTTCTAGTACTCCTACCGGAACACCGGCAAGTACTCCTGCATCAACTCCTGCATCAACTCCTGCATCAACTCCTGCTAGCACACCAGCACCACCACCTTCAAGCACTCCTACCGGAACACCGGCAAGCACCCCTGCATCAACACCAGCTAACACACCAGCACCGGCACCTTCTAACACTCCTACAGAAACACCAGCTAGCACACCAAACAGTACACCAGCTAGCACACCAAACAGTACACCAGCTTCAACACCTAATAGCACACCAGCTAGCACACCAAACAGTACACCAGCTTCAACACCTAATAGCACACCAGCTTCAACACCTAATAGCACACCAGCTAGCACACCAGCTAGCACACCAGCTAGCACACCAGCTAGCACACCAGCTCCGGCACCTTCTAGTACCCCTACCGGAACACCAACTAGTACACCAGCATCAACTCCTAATAGCACACCTACTAGTACAGCTACCTTAACTCCTACACCTACTAGTACACCAATACCTCCTACACCAACTCCTACAAACACACCTAGCAACACACCTATTAGTACACCAGTATTTAAACTCTGGTATAATATTCAAGGCGGTACAAGTCTAAACGGGCTAAACGTATCTTTTAGTACTTTTGAGGAAATACAAGACTTCATGTGTAACCGATCAGATGATCCAGGATTTGCTGACGGAAATACTTTCAACTATTATACCTCAAACAGAGATTCTGAACCAGTTAATGGAAGTATACTATACCATGAATTTGACGGTAGTGTAGTAGACAACGCAAGAAGGGTATATGCACCATCCGATTTAATTGAACAGGCAGATACTGGATTGAAAGATTGGATACTAGTAACAACAGACGCTAACGGAGTAATAACTACTACAACTCTAGGTCCTTGCCCTACACCGACACCGACACCAACTCAAACCCCAACTCCTACTCCTACTCCTGCTGTTAGTTACGGATTAGTGTACGGACCTTTCACAACTAACGGAAGCTGGACAGATCCTTGTGGTAGTACAAGTACCTATAGTGGTACCTATATAACTGGAACTAACAATCCTAATAATGTACACTCGGTAGAAAACTTCTTGATACGTAACAATGATGGCTCATTTAGTCCATTCCCAGCATCTAGATACTTTATAGGAACCTCCGGTAATTGGGCGTATTGGGATCATACGTTACAACAGGTTACTTCAACAGGTACTTGTTAAATAAGAATACTATATATGAACAGACCTTACATAGAAGAATTAAAAGATGGTTATATTATTAGAGAGTTCTCTGATAAGACTTCTTCTATGGAATTTGTTTGGCATAGAGATAGAGAAGATAGAGTTATAGAACCTCTTCACAAAACTGATTGGAAATTTCAACTAGATAACGAAATACCAAAGGAATTAAATCGTATATTTATAAAGGCAGGAACCTATCATAGATTAATAAAAGGTACTGGCAGTTTAACATTAAAAATTAAAGAATAGTGGCTAAAGTTATTTCAACCGGAGGAGTGTTTCAAAAAAGTAAAACATCTCGTCCCGGAGTTCATTCAAAATCAAAAACATCAAAGCTAAAAAGTTCTAAACTTTATAAGAAGCTTTCTAAAGGACAAGGATAATGAAACTTATTAACGTATTACTTCAAGAAGAGACATCAGGAAATAGACTGGCTATGGGAATTAATAGTGCCATAGAAGCTATTGACCCAAATCTTAACTATACAGATTTTGCTCAAGCAGTAGCCGAAGTAATTAAAGATGAATACGGTACCCATATCATCGAACCTTTTATGAAAGAATTACATTCTCATTTAGGGTTACAAGAAGGTTCTAACGGAGTTACTAACGTAAAAGAATTAGAAGTTAATTTTCAAAAAGAACTTGACCAAAACTTTAGTGAATATGATCCTCGTATTTCAATGGGGGAATATACTAAAGACAGAGAAGAAGGAGACCCATTAAAAGGAAAAGGATTCGGTAAACTTTCATTCATGGTAAGACAAGAACTACCTGATGAAGATTTTGATAAAGCTAAAAAGTGGATTGAATCTAAAGGATATAAAGTTACAGATGCTTCAAATTGGGCAGAAGATGACGACGACAGAAGATACTACCCTGGTATTAAATTTGAATTAGACTTATAAAATGAAACTAGCCAGAATACTACTATCAGAAATATTACAATCTACTCCAGAATTTGATAGGGAGATAGATAAGATAGTAGATATGGGCGGAACACACCTTGGTGCTGGAGATTACGGTTCTGCGTACCTATTAAACGGAAAAGCAGTTAAGGTAACTACTGATGAGGTAGAATTAGAACACGCACAGATACTTAAAGGTAAGAAGACTAACAATTTTGTTTACATATACGACGTAAAGGTATTAAATCCTAAACTCGGTATTATAGAAATGGAGGTTTTAGGTAGATTCAAAGGAGAAGTTCCTGATGAATTTAAAGATGCTACTGAAGCAGAAGCTGAAAGATTCGGTATAGACCCAGACGAATTAGATTTCGTTGGTGATAACGTAATGGTTCACCCAAAGTCCGGTAAACTAAAAATGATTGACGTTTAGTTGGTAGTTTAAATAATAGTTCTTATCTTAGTATATAAGTTACGGACGAATTATGGACTATACATTTTTATTAGGATCCATTGAGAATTTATTAGGGAAGAGTAATAAGAGAGCTAGAGATAACTACGCTTTCCATTGCCCATTTTGCAATCACCGCAAACCTAAGTTAGAGATCAATATGGCTACCAACGAGGAAGGTAAGAACTTCTGGGAATGTTGGGTATGTCAAACTCGTGGAACTACAATCCGTTCCTTACTCAAACAATTAAAAACACCAAGAGACCAAGCACAAGAAGTATTAAAGTACCTACCTAAAGGTACCTATATAGAGTATAATAAAGTCAAAGCAGTAGAATTACCTGCCGAATTTCAACCTCTATATAGTGCTTCGAGAACCTCAGTAGTAGCTAATCAAGTAAGAAAGTATTTATATGACAGAGGACTTACCGATAATGATTTTATTAAATATGGTATTGGATACGCAACAAATGGACTCTTTGGGGGACGAATTATTTTTCCAAGTTATACTGGATCGGGACAACTCAATTTTTTTGTTGCAAGAAGCTTTGACGGTAACTACTATAAGTACAAAAATCCCGAAGCCTCCAAAGACATAATATTCTACGAAAATTTAATAAACTGGAATGCACCTATTATTTTATGTGAAGGTGTATTTGATGCAATAGCAATACGAAGAAACGCTATACCAATTTTAGGTAAAGCAATTTCAGACTCCCTATATAAAAAAATATTAACCAGCCCAACTAATGATATCTACATCGCACTAGATACCGATGCAAGAAAAGCTGCAATAAAGATAGCAGAACAATTTTTAAACCTTGGTAAAAGAGTTTACTTTGTAGATCTTAAACAAAAAGATCCAAGTGAAATGGGCTTTAGAGCTTTTACCGAGTTAGTACAATCAGCAGAAGAATTAGACTTAAGTAGTCTAATGATGCACAAATTAGACCTATGATAAGACAAGGTACAAACATTTTAAAAGAGAATGCAAAAGACAGGTTAGATTACAACCCTGAATTAAAACAGATTAACTTTTTAGATAGAAGAGTTTACAAGAGAGGCGAAGGAGTATATTACCCGTCCGTAACTACTATACTCCAGTATATGCCCAAGAATAAGTTTTTCGACAACTGGTTGAAAGATGTTGGGCATAATGCCGATCTTATTTTAAGAAAAGCAGGTAAAGAAGGAACTCAAGTACATGAAGCAGCTGAAAAGCTAGTTTTAGGAGAAGAGATTTCTTGGATGGATGATTACGGTAACGCTAAATATTCTCAAGTAGTATGGGAAATGATTTTAAAGTTTGCCGACTTTTGGAAAACCCATAAACCAGAGCTTATATCAACCGAACAATTTGTCTGGTCAGACGAACATAAGTATGCCGGTACAGCAGACTTAGTTGTAAAAATGGACGGAGAAATTTGGTTATTAGATATAAAGACATCTAATTCACTTCATAGAGCATATGACTTACAGTTAGCTGCTTATGCAAAAGGTATGGAAGAAGTAAGAGGACAGAAGATCGAGAGAACAGGAATTATCTGGTTAAAAGCCAATTCAAGATCTAAATCTAAGAAGAAAGGCGTATACCAGGGTAAAGGATGGCAAATTAAAGTCATAGATGAGATAGAAAAAAATTTCGACTTATTTCAGACAATATACAAACTTTATAAATTAGATAACCCTACAACTGAGCCTATTTACCAGTCATATCCAACAACCATAAAAATTTAACTATTTATAATAAACTATTATGAAAAAAGCTTGTATATTAACGGTATTATTCTTATCTTTAGTAAGCTGTAATTCATTGCAGTTTAGGTTAGCTACGTTAAACCATGTCTCTTCTAGAGCTAGTTTAAATCAAATCCAACAGCCAAGAGTAAACGTATTTACAAATTATTATGACTTTAATTACAATACTTTTTTATTTAGAAACGGTTACTACTGGAACAGTTGGAACTACGACTACAATTGGAGATATCCCCAATATAGTGGATGGTATAACGGTTGGAGTTTCAATATTACTCCTAGGATTTATAGGCCGTATGTTAGACCGCTGGTTCAACCGTTACCAAGGCCTAGAATTAGAAGACAACAACCAAGACCAAGAACAAGAGTAAATAATATATTAACAAATGATCAAATTAACGGACTTAATATTAGAAGCCAAGGACCAACCCAAAGCCGTAATAATGGCGGGAGGAGCAGGAGCAGGGAAGTCTTATCTACTCAACCAGTTAGATCTAAGAGGGATCCAGTCATTCAATCCGGACAACTACGTAGAGGATCCCAACCACCCAGGGTACAAAAATCTATCAAAAGCAACAGCACAGACCAATCAAGACGTAGCTCAGGCAATAGACAGCAGGAGTAGTTTTGTTTGGGATACTACCGCTTCTAATCCTGCTAAAGTAAAAGAATTATTAGCAGCAGGATATGATGTATACATGGTTATGGTCTACACTCATCCTATGATTTCTTATATTTCTAATTTTAAAAGAGAAAGAAACATACCCGGTGCTGCTGTATTTCAGACCTGGAGAAATGTATATCAGTTAATTGCCGATTATAACAAAATGTTAAAAGGCAACCTTTCTATTTTTGTTAATGATAGAGGAGGAGAATATGATCAGGAAGTAAAAGGCTTTAATGTTGCTGCTAAAAATGGAGCAGAGGGAATAGCAGATTACTTACAGGCATATAATAAAAAGAACGATGTAGGAGCATCTACATTTAGAAAACCTATCGAACTTGCACAAGATCAAGAACAAGAGTTTCTAAAAGATACTCAAGGGATGGATTGGGATAAAGAGTCGTACGGTGAAGATAGAGCTATAAAAGATACCTGGTTAAAAGCATACGAAAAGAACGGAGTAGGACCAGGAGCTGATAAATTAAAAGCTGCTATTGTAAAATATAGAGACAATAAAGATAAACAGAATCAAAGAGAGAAAGAAGTATTAGATAATATTGCAGATATGGTATATAGCCCAGTCTTCCAAGAATTACTTAAACATTCTACTTCAGCAGAAATAGATTCTAATGTACAAAACTTCTTAGCATAATGAGATCAGTTCTATATTCAGGAGCTTTCAAACCACCCCATAGAGGACATTTTGAAGTTGTAAAAAGACTTTTAAATAATACTCATGGTGGCCAACCTTATGATATAGACTCTCATAAAGAAGCAGGAGCTTCAGCCTTATCAGGAAAAGATTCAAAAGTAGACCAAATAGATAAGGTATACATTTTTATTGGAGGAGGAGAAAGAAATGGTCTCACCAAAGAAGAGTCAATGGCTGTTTGGAAGATATATGCAAAGTATTTACCCGGAGTCGAAATATTAGATGGCCAAAAAAATCCAATGTTTGCAGCAAAAGACTTCGCTAAAGAACATCCTGAACAGCAATTTTATGCCGTAACAGGGGTTAGAGGAGAAGAAGATTTTGTAGATTTAAGAAGAGTTACGGTATATAAGAACACAGAAAATGTAGATGGACTTGTTATGGCAGCAAACGCTGACAGTAAAGTTAGAGCTACAGATTTTAGAAACGCAATACTATCAGGAAACCTAGACATGATAGTTGATTTCTTCCCTGCTGAATTAAAGAGAGAAGAAATACTTAAAATAGTAAACATGTTAAAACAAAGTATTATAGCCGAAATGATGGGTGAGGATATGGACAAACTGATGGATAGTTGGTTTATAACCGAAGAAGTAAAAGAAGGTTCAAGCGGCTCCCCAACAGCCCCACAGTCTATAGTTAGATCAGATGATAGAGCCAAACTAAATAGAGTGTATGATGAATTATCTCAAATTCTAGACAAAGAGGAATTCAGCGTTACTTTCCAAAATGACCACGTAAGAGTGGCAGTAAATGGACCGGCGGATAAACATAACTTTGATTTTACACCGTATATGGGTTCAATCCTAGAGTACATGTTAGATCAAAAAATGAATATTACTCCGTTACCGGAAATTAAAATTAAAAGAGACTTAGTAGAAGCGTCAGACTTTTTTGGAAGAACAGCTTACTATGATCCTAACCTAAAAGAAATTGTACTATATACGGAAGGTAGACATCCTAAAGATGTTATGAGATCATTCACACATGAAATGATTCACCATATACAAAACCTAGAAGGAAGACTATCAGAAGTACAGACTTCTGACACTAACGCTGATGATAATTTACTTGAGTTAGAAAAAGAAGCGTACCTTAACGGTAATATTACTTTTAGAAACTGGGAAGACAAAGTTAAAAAAGAAAACAAATAGGTTATATGAAATCACTAAATGAGTTATTAGGAGAGGGGTATCCTCTCAAAGAAAAAAAAGAAGTACCGCCGTATAAAATTTACTGCGATATGGATGGGGTATTAACAGACTTTGAAGAAAGATTTGAACACTACTCCGGTATGAAACCAAAAGAGTATGAAAACAAATTTGGTACTCCAGCCTTTTGGGAACTAATAGATGTTAAGATAGGATTAAAGTTCTGGGTAGGTATGAAATGGATGCCGCAAGGTCAGAGACTATGGGACTTTATATCTCCATACAAACCAGACCTTTTAACTTCTCCATCAAGAGATAATGGTTCAAGATTAGGAAAACAACTATGGGCTAAGAATCATTTGAACCCTAAACCAAAAGTAATAATGGCGTATTCGGCTGATAAACAGAGATACGCAAACGAAAATAGTATATTAATAGACGACAAACCATCTAACATTGACCAATGGGCAGCCAAAGGCGGTATTGCGATTAAATGTAAAGATGGTAATGTTGATCACGTTATAGAGAAATTAAAAGAACTAGGTTATGAGTAACGAAAGTTTACTTAAGAAAGAATTCAAACAATCAGATGTACAGAGAGTAAGAAACTTAGTTAATAAGGATTTTACAGCCTCTACTAAATCTCAAACCGGTTACCAAAAAGCCCATGAAAGGCATGAGGAAGGTGATGTATGGGAGGAAAAAGGTAGACAATGGACTATAAAGAACGGACTTAAACAGAACGTTACTAGATTAGATGCAGCAAAAAAAGCTGTGAGAGTCCCATTAAGCTGCCCTAAATGTAACGGGTCAATGAAACATCACCTAGCTCAGAAGATGTATAAGATACATGGATTCTGTTTTGAATGTACAGTAGATTATGAAGCTGAATTACAGAAAGCAGGTCTATATGAACAATATGAAAAACAAATGATGTCTGGTAATATAGCCGGTTTTATAAAAGATATTGAAGCTTGGGTATTTGAATCATTAAATGAGGATAATTCCTTTGTTACAGAAGATGGAGTTGTGGAAGACTGGGGTAAGACTAGTAGTAGTTATAAAGAAAAAATCATGAACGATTTACAGGGTTATGTAAAACTGTTGCGTAAGCATATTGAGTGATATTTATAACTAAAACCACCACAAGCCTACTAACATGACCCAGAAAGAAGTACTTGACGCGCTCCTGTCCGAAATCAAGCATATTAAATCTCACATGCCTAATGGTGAGTTAAAACAAATGCAAAAGGATATGGAATCATTAAAAGACGATATGTCGGATATGAAGTATACATTGCTTAATCCCGAAAACGGAGTTATTGTAAATACAAATAAAAACACAGATTTTCGCCTTGATAGAGAAAGGAGAATTGAATATTACGAAACTAAAATTCAACAGTTAGATAACCTAACAAGATGGCAGTCAGGAGTTAATAAAGCTCTGTGGATTGTGTTCGGTTCAATTGCAGCCATAGTAATAAGAATGTTAATGATGGCAAAAGACATCCCACTATAATGAAAAAATCAGAGTTACTAAAATTAATCAAGGAAGAGTTACAAGGATACTCTCCTCAAATAGGAAAGACAAAAGGTCTTACCCCTGATACGTTAAATAAAATCTTGAAAAAGATTGCTGATGATACAGAAGACGAAGTATCTGAAATAGATAATCCAGTAGACAGAATTACTCTTGATATTCCTTTATTCATTAGACTTTTAGAATACGCTAAAGAAGATGCAAAAACAGACATGGATCTTCATGATGTAGCAGAAAAAGCTATTCAATTAGGTTCAGTTCAAAATACAGCTCTTTCAATGGATGATTATGATTCGTTGGTTGGAAAACAAGAAGTTGAAGAAAAGAAAAGACCAGGACTTTGGGCTAATATAAATGCTAAAAGAAAAAGAGGAGAAAAACCTTCCCATAAAAACTCTAAGGCACATAAAGATGCAGTTAAAGCCGGTAAAAAGATTAATAAAATGTCTGAAGAAGCTGCTAATTTACAAGATGGTGCAGCAGATTCACATGGTTTCGGTTATGAAGAAATTTCTGAAGCTTTTGGCCAAAGAGCACTGGATGGACTAAGTAGTGATCTGTCTGACATAATATTAGATTTTTTCAAAGCAAATAAAGTACTAAGAAAAGAACCTCACCAGAGAAAATATAAATCAGGTCTAAGTCCTGAAGAGTTTGTAAAAGGTACTAAAGAGATGTTCCTTAAATTAATTTTTAGTAGCGTTAAATCTAAAGTACTAGCCGATACGACTATCACTAAAGAGTCTAGATAATGAAAAAATCTCAACTCATAACCCTAATTAAAGAAGTACTACAAGACTTTTACAATACCCAAGGAAATACTCCGGTAGATTGGGAAAAAAGAGATTGGGAACTATATGATGAAAACTACGCCGACGGTAAAGTAAAAGGTAAATCTAGACCCGGTAGAGTTAAAAAATCTGGAGCAAGCTGTAAAGGTTCAGTTACCGATCTTAGGAGAAAAGCTAAAAATGCATCCGGGGAAAAAGCTAAAATGTACCACTGGTGTGCGAACATGAAAGGTGGTAAAAAATAAGTTATGTATGTCAAAACAGTTTTATATAGACTCGTTAAAAGAATATAGAGACGCCCACAGACTTATCGATCAAATCGAAAAAAGTAACTGGATAGACTCAAAAGTAACAATCGTTATATGTTCTCCTGAATACAGTTCAGGTATATGTCAACTACTTTCACACAAACTTTCTCATTTAAATAATCATGTACCGTTTGATTTGGATTTCTTAGAAATGCCATATCCTGGTAATGAATTATACTCTATTGATGAATATATAGAAGATATAGATACTTTAGTATCTAAATACATCAATAAAGATAGTAAACTACTTTTTATTGATTCTGGTACACTTCGTGGTAAAAATTTTACTATATTAGATAAAGTATTAGAAGGTTCAATAGAAAGTGAAAGAATTAAATTTGGATGTATGTACATTCAAGATGATTCAATATTTGAACCAGACTTCTATGTACAGAGGTTTAATCTCAGAAAAGACGGCGGATTAACCTTCTGGTGGGAGAATCAAGATAACCCATATTGGGGGTGGTAAAATAACTCTACACTATTTATTTATATAGCTATAAACACTAATAAAATGACATACCAAGAAGTAAACGACCGTTTAACAAGGGTCCAAACTGCATTACAGTCTTTACAGGATGGTTCTTATGCAAATTCTACTGGCATAAACGTTCCGCAAATGACCTCACAACTTCAAGAGGTAGAGGCAAAATTACAAGAACAATTACTTGTTTTATCAGAAGCTGAAAAAACAGCTTTTGTAAATGGCCAAGCTACTGAATACACAGACGAAAAAGAACTTCAGAAACTTAAAGATAACCAAGATGTTAAATCTATTAAGACAGCTGGTGGTAAAAAAATTAAGGAAGAAGCTGGACTTCAATTTTCATTAGAAGAAACTAAAGCTATTGCTAGAGAAATAGGAAAAGCAGTAGCAAAAGGACTTAAATCAATGGGAGATGAATTAGCTTCTATGAAAGTTAAAAATATAGAAGAAGGATCTTTTGATATTCATGTACAGTACAAAAAAGATACTTCCACAGATGATTTCTCTTTTTATATTACAGGAGACGACTTACACCTAGTAGATTTTTCATTCGATAAAGTAATTGGCGGTGTTGGTGTTAAACCTTCGGGAGAACCAATCGTACACGTTGATGTAATAGCAAATGAACTTACCAAACACTGGAAGTCTCAAATGAAAGAAGGAATGTCTGATGAAGAATGGGCCAACGCAGAAGAAAAAGGTAGATTAGAAGATCATCCTGAAAAGGATATGATTAAAAAGATACAAGCTCTTATTGCAAAAGAAAAGAAAATAAAAGAAGGAGAAGGAGCAAGCGAAGAAGAGGAATTGAAAGAATGGGGCAGCTCAGATCAGAACATAATGAATCAATCTATTCATAAAGATCTAGGAGAACCTACATCCATGCCCTCTCCATTTAGTCAAGAACTGGAATCAGCAGTTGAAGATGCAGTAGATAACTATTGGAACGATTGGGAAGAATATGACACTGATAGAGAAGGTTTAATTGAACATGCTAAAAAAGCATATTTTAGAGCTTACTTTAAAGAAACGTTTAATAAAATGATTCAGATGTTTAGTGAATCACAGGTAAATGAAGCTCCAGAAGGAATGTCATATCTTGAAGTATCCGTAAGAGATGCTAGAAAGGCAATGGCTATAATGGATGACCGGTTTAGAGGACAGTTTGAAATGAACGGTTCTAACGTTTATTATTTTAATGATGATTCTATGGCTTATGATGCTATGATGGATCTAGGAGCTCAAGGTATTGAAATTGTAGATACAAATATAGAAGAAGGAGTTAGAGAGAATGAAACACCAGAAGGTGGAATGGATCAAGGAGGAGACTTAGATGTTGGACATCAAGATGATGAACCAAACATGCTTAAAAAAGATTTATACGATATTGCAACATATGCAGCTAAGTTATATAAGCAGTTAGACAAATACGACAAACATGATGGCGAGGTAGACTTTCCACATTGGTGGCAGAAGAAAGTTACCTTAGCCAGAGAATATATTTCATCTGCACAACACTATTTAGAAGCAGAAGAAAAACAACCTGCATTAGATCAGCTTGCTTTAGAAAGAGTGGTTAAAGATAATGAATCACCGACACTAAAAGCTAAAATAGCTGCTGAAGATTTTATGAGTCAGTACCGTAAAGCATTTAGACTAGTTTCTAATAACTTCGGTAAAGAGGCAGAAGCAGAATTTAAAAGTATAATTAAAGCTAAATTTGCTGCACTCCAAGAAGGAGATCTAAACGAAATGGTAGATCCTTCCTATGCTGATATGTTAGCACAGTTTATTATACTAATGGGATCTGGATATGGAGCATTACAAGCAGTTAAGAAGCTTGGAGATGAGACAGGAGACATTTCTTTAGATAGTGTAAAGAAAGCTATTAAAAAATATAAAGACGGAGATGTTAGCGAAATTGGAATGTTTCACGATCCGGTAGGGTATGAGAAAAGCAAACCAGAAACACCTACCTACACTAAAAAGTACGTAAGTAAAAATGTCTATGATATTTTCAAACACGGTAAAAAAGTAAAAACCGTTAAAGGAAGTGAAGGAGAGGCTAATGCTTGGATGAATAATGCTAGTAAAGGACAGCAGAACGAAGCAGCAGAAGGACAATCAATCTCAGATTTAAAACCTGGAGATAAGTTTGAATTTAATGGTAAAACATATACCTTAGTAAAACATATAGAAGGTAACATAGCTAAAGTAATACGTCCAAACGGAGATACTTCTACAGTATCTTTTGGAGGAAAAATAAATACAGGTAAAAAAGCCGGTATTGGACCTGATGCTTTTGGGCAAGGAAAAGGCCATCATATCGATGAAGCTCAATCTACTTGCTGTGGTAAATGCGGTAGAAAACACGTTAAAGGAACTAAATGTAAGACTCCTTACTTAAAAGGTAAAGATCACTGTAGAACAAGATAATATGAAAAAAGCAGATCTTAAAAATATTATTCTAGAAGCATATCAAGAAGTACTCATAGAAGGACTTTTAGATGAACTAGAAGAGGCTGAAGGAGACGAAGAACCAACTGAAGAACCTGCACCGGAAGATGCTGGAGCACCAGAAGGAGAGGAAGTACCAGAATCAGAACCTGGAGATGAAGCAGAACTTGCCGACGCTACAGATACTATATTAGGTAGATTTCCTACCCTTAAAGCTGCAATTATAAAATTACAGACAGAAGACTTTACAGAATTTGTAGACTCAATTGACTGGATTTCACCCCGTCCTACCGCTTTTAGAATTAATCTAAAGAATGGACAGGATTATGAATTAAAATGGACAGGTAAAACTTTTGTAGCTAAAATATTAGGTAAGAGATATTTCCTTTCTAATATTGCAGATTACCAACAAGCACTAGATAAACTAGCTATTCTTTACTCAGAATCACCGATGAAAGGAGCTGGGGAAGGAGAAGCAGCAGAAGGTATTGATTCAGCAGACACTGGAGGAGGAGACTTCCCAGGAGAAGAAGGAGGAGCAACCGGAGGTGAAGAACCAGCAGCAGGAGGAGAAGATTTAGGAGCTGGAGGAGAAGAAGGCGGAGGAGCAGATTTAACTGACGAACCAATAGACTTCGAAGACGGAGCAGAACCAGAAGCTTAATGAATTTAATAGATAGAATCATATTAGAATGGTCATATAAGACCGAGAAAGGATATCCTGATCTTAATAATAAACAAGATTTAAGGATATTTGAATCTCTGTTTGGTTTCAACTTAGAAGAAATGGCAAAAAAACCATTTAGTTTCCTTTCCCCAGAAGCTCAAGAAGTAGGAAAAGCCATAATGGCAAAATTAAACATTCCTGAAGACGAGATTGCATCACACTCTAAGAACAGAATAATAGTACTTACAGACATACCTAGACAGCAAGTATTTAGTGCATTAGGTGAAATGGGATTTGAAAGAGACAGCACCACAAGAGGTTCCAGTGGAGGAGGGTACCGTACTGATTCTGGAATAGAAATAATTCATAAACCAAAATCTCTTACACAAATTGGAGGAGCAGGAGTCGGTAATGAAACCTTTATATACGAAAAAATTAAGAACGTATTAGAATCAAATTCCCCAATAAATGTAAAAATCGATTCTAGTAATGGACCTACGTTAGAATATCGAGGAGTAGTAGGAGTTAACCACGTAGGGAAAGAAGGTGAAAGAAAAGGATGGAAAGGAGATATATCTCTAGAGACATCAAAAGGTCTTGAGTTTATCTCTATAAAAGAAGATGGACCCTATAGGTGGGCATCTGTAATGGGAAGGTATAAAGAATTTTATCAAAAATTTATTACAAAAGCTTATAACGGAGATTACCCCTTCTTAAAATTAACTCCTTTAGAAAGTAACCCTAGAGTTCTACAAATGATGAACCCAGATAACGGTAAACCATACGGAAGAATATTCATACTAAATCATCCACAAGTAGAGAAAGATACATATGATATGGCTTTTGGTCAAGACCATGCACAAATAGTTCAAAGATCTTTTACTGACGCAGACTTTAATTTAGAAGGAGATACCTTAACTATTAAAGCTAGTAGAACTATGAAAGACCTATCAGACTTTACAGATGATGATCTACCGATAATTGAATTTGAAAGAAATGCTTCTAAAGCAACTGCTACAGAAGGACCCTTCAATAGAGGTATTGTCGTAAGAACAGGACCTAAGAAGAGAATGAAAAAAGCAACAGAAAGAGCCAATAACCTTGTACTTCAGTACGATGAATTAGGGCTATAAAAATGAGTTATGGCACAAGACATAAAAAAGATAATTGCACAAGAATACCTCAAGTGTGCAAAGGATCCAGCATACTTTATGAGAAAGTATTGCTATATTCAGCACCCTAAAAGAGGGCGTATACTCTTTAACCTTTACCCATTTCAAGAAAAGGTACTACATTTATTTAGAGACGAGCAGTTTATTATAACTCTTAAATCAAGACAGTTAGGTATATCAACTTTAGCTGCAGGATATTCTCTATGGTTAATGTTATTTCATAAAGATAAAAACGTCTTGGCATTAGCAACCACACAAGCTACAGCACGTAACCTTGTAACTAAGACTACTTTTATGTATGACGAGTTACCAAAGTGGTTAAAACTACCAGCCGTTGAAAAAAACAAATTATCTTTAAGACTTAGAAACGGATCTAAAATACAAGCTAAATCATCTAATGCAGACGCTGCCCGATCGGAAGCGGTATCTCTCTTATTAATAGATGAGGCGGCCTTTATTGACAACATTGAGGAGACCTTTGCAGCAGCCCAACAAACACTAGCTACCGGGGGTCAATGTATGGCCTTATCTACACCTAACGGTATTGGTAACTGGTTTCACCAAACATGGGAAAAAGCTGAAACAGGAGAGAATTCATTCTGCCCAGTAAGACTCCCCTGGACTGTTCACCCTGAAAGAAATCAGGATTGGAGAGATATGCAGGATAGAGATCTTGGCCCTAGAATGGCAGGACAGGAATGTGACTGTGACTTCTTAGCTTCAGGGGATACTGTATTTGAACCAACCGACCTTATTTTCTATGAAGAGACTTATCAGAAAGACCCTGTAGAAAGAAGAGGAGTTGATAGTAATTTATGGATATGGGAACCTGCTGACTATACAAAAGACTATATGGTTGTAGCCGATGTCGCTAGAGGAGATTCTGCCGATTACTCTGCATTCCATGTATTTGAAATAGAATCATGTACCCAAGTAGCCGAATATAAAGGTAAGATATCTCCAAAAGACTTTGGAAATGTACTTGTAGGTATAGCATCAGAATATAATGAAGCCTTACTTGTCTGTGAAAATGCAAATATAGGGTGGGCTACAATAGAACAGATACTCGAAAGAGAATATAGAAATATGTACTATAGTTCTACATCCAATATGGAGACAGTAGAATCATATATGAACAAATACGAAAGAGATAAACTCGTTCCCGGGTTTACAATGTCTGCTAGAACTAGACCTTTAGTCATAGCTAAGATAATTGAATACGTAAGGGAAAGAGCGGTTACCCTACAATCTAAGAGGTTAATGGCCGAGATGAGAGTATTTGTATGGAAGAATGGTAAACCTCAAGCACAGACGAACTACAACGATGATTTACTCATGGCCTGTGCAACAGCATTATATGTTAGAGATACAGCATTGAGGTTAAGACAGCAAGGTATGGATTTAGCAAGAGCACAGCTATCTTCTTTTGGTAATTTAAACTCTCAGAACAGAGCAGTTATGAGTTCAGTTGGTTCCTATCAAGATAATCCTTATATTGTTAAGACAAACCATGGTGACGAAGATGTCTCATGGTTATTTAAATAATACTATTTATATATAAAGTAAATTTACAATGGCGGATAAATCCTTATTTGGTAGACTTAAAACACTCTTTGCTTCTGACATTATTGTTAGAAACGTAGGAGGTGATGAGTTAAAAATTGCCGACGTTAATCAGATTCAATCCACGGGTAGATATCAGACTAACTCGTTAGTAGATAGATTTAGTAGACTCTACATCTATAATAATAAAAACGTATTTAATCCTAACCTGAACTATCAGACATTAAGGATTCAACTATACTCAGATTACGAGGCAATGGATACTGATCCAATTATTGCTTCTGCATTAGATATTGTAGCTGATGAAGCTACGGTTAAAAACGATAATAACGAAATATTATCGATTAAATCATCTGATGAAAATATACAAAAAGTCCTTTATAACTTATTTTACGATGTACTTAACATCGAATTTAATTTATGGTCATGGACTAGGAACATGTGTAAATACGGAGACTTTTTCTTAAAGCTTGAAATAGCAGAGAAGTTTGGAGTTTATAATGTTCTACCATACACAGTCTACCATATGGTTAGACGAGAGGGAGAAGATCCTACCCAACCAGGAAAAGTTGTTTTCCAATTAGATCCAGACGGATTAGCTTCTTCACAGAATCCTAACTACCTTCCTAAAAGAGAACAATCTAAAATAGTTGAATTTGACAACTACGAAGTAGCACACTTTAGATTGATATCAGATACACATTACTTACCTTATGGCCGTTCTTATTTAGAACCAGCTAGAAAGATCTTCAAACAAGTTACTTTAATGGAGGATGCAATGTTGATTCATAGAATCATGAGAGCTCCAGAAAAGAGAACTTTCTTTGTTAACGTTGGATCTATTCCTCCTAACGAAGTAGAGCAGTTTATGCAAAAGACTGTTAATACAATGAAAAAGACTCCTTATGTAGGAGAAGATGGTCAGTATAACTTACGTTTTAATATGCAGAACATGATGGAAGATTTCTATATCCCGGTAAGGGGTGGAGATACTTCTACTCGTATTGAAACTACTCCTGGTCTACAGTATGACGGAGTAACAGATGTACAGTACCTTCAAGCTAAAATGTTTGCAGCATTAAAAATTCCAAAAGCATACTTCGGATTTGAAGGAGACTTATCTGGTAAAGCAACACTTGCTGCAGAAGATATTAGATTTGCACGTACAGTAGAAAGAATACAGAAGATATTAGAATCAGAGTTAACTAAAATAGCATTAGTTCACCTATACACTCAAGGATTTACAGGAGAAAGTTTAACTAACTTCGAAATCAAGTTATCTACTCCATCTATTATATTTGAACAAGAGAAGATTGCTCTATTAAAAGAGAAGATTGATCTTGCTAATCAAATGAAAGATACTAAATTATTCTCATCAGACTATATCTATGAGAACTTATTCGATATGTCTGAAGATACTTACATGGAGATGAGAGATTTAGTTAGAGAAGATTCTAAACGTTTATTTAGAATAGCTCAAATTGAAAATGAAGGTAATGATCCTGCTAAATCAGGAACAACTTACGGAACACCACACGATCTTGCTTCTATGTACGGTAGACGTTCTACTGCTACACCAAAAGGAGGAGCACCTGGAGAAGTACCAACAGGATATTCAGAAATGGAACCTAAATGGGGAGAACCAGGAGAAGAAGGAGGTAGACCAAGAGAAAAAGCATCAGTTTACGGAACAACAGCTGCGATGGGCGGTAGAGATCCATTAGGGCAGCATGGTATGAAAGGCGGTTATCCATCAGATAATGATAATGTAATGGAGAACCTAACCACCCAAGCAATATACCATAGAACAAAAGACTCATTAAAAAATATCGTTTTTACTAAAGAGAATGCTAATGAACCTGATATGTTGAATGAAGGGAACATTAGAGATTTAGGTAATTAGTAGATATTTATAATCGTAAACGTGTATAATGAAAGTAAAACACTCAAAATTTAGAAACACAGGTCTTATTTTTGAGCTGCTTGTAAAACAAATAGCATCAGATACTTTAAACAATAGAGACTCTGCTGCTGTTAAGATACTTAAGAAGTACTTTACAGGAAAAACAGCCTTAGCAAAAGAATTCAAACTATATGAATTTATAGCTAAGAATAAGAATATATCTCAGTCTAAAGCAGAAGCAATTGTTTCTACTATTACTGAGATATCCCGTAGATTAGATCAAAAACAATTAAAAGAGTCTAAATATAACCTTATATCCGATATTAAAGAGAACTACAACGTAGAAGAGTTTTTTAGTATTCAGGTTAGAGATTATAAAGCTTTAGCTGCCTTATATTGCTTATTAGAAGCACAGAATAATGCAGATTTAGTTGATCCGACTGTATTAGTAGATAACAAAACTACTATTTTAGAACATTTAACCTCTTCTCCACAAAAAGAAGCAGACGTTAAAGATACTTTAATAGAAGACTACGCTAAATACGATAAAGACTTACGTTTACTTACTTTCAAAATATTGTTAGAGAAATTTAACGATAAATACAAAGATTTACTTCCAGAACAAAAGAACATTCTTAAAGAATTTATTACATCAGTTAACTCAAATGCACGTTTACGTAATATAGTTAACGAGGAACTAAACAAAATATCTTCAGATGTAAGAGACTTAGTTAAGAAAGTTAAAGACGAAGTAGTTAAAATTAAATTAGAAGAGGTTGCTAAAGCTATTGTACCTATCTCTAAGACAGAGAAGATAACAGACAGTCATTTAGTAAACTTAATGCAATATTACGATTTAGTTAACGAACTTAGATCTATCTAATGAAAAGATCAGAGCTAGTAGGACTCGTAAAAGAGGTAATGCATGAGCTTCAAGAAGCAAACGTTACAAATGTAGGAGGAGCATCATTTACACCCGGTGACGGAGCACAGTATGCTACTCCTAAAGCTTTTGGAAAAGGCAATAGAGCAGTTAAAACATTAACTAAATTAGGATTCAAAAAACAAAGTCGTCCAAAACGGCCATCACATACTAAAGGATTCGATTACTTATAAAATTATGAGAGTAAAATCAGTAACAGAGAGATATAGAGCCGTAAATGAAGGCACTATGAGCAAAAAAGAGTTTGTTCGTCAAATGAGACAGCAATACCCTATGCACGTAACCCAATTCAACGGATTTGACGATTCAGTTCAAATCTTAAAGAATAGAGGTCTTTTATTCGAAACAAAAAAAGAAGTAGTTGAAGCACACGTATATGACGAAAGACCTGCTTTAAACTATTCTTTAGATGCTTTAGATAGAGCTATCAGAATAGAGATTCAAACACTTGGATTAGAACCAGGAGAGAATATCTCTTCAGCTGACTTTAAAAAAGCTGAAAAGAAAGCTAAGAAAAACTTAGAAAAGAATCCAACACATTACTTAGACTTAATGTCAGGTGAATCTAAAAAAGTAGATAAACACGACAAAATGAAAGAAACAAAGAGAGGCGCTAAAGATGCCGATACTTTTAATGCTATGAAGAAAGCTACATTAAAAGAAGGGTATACAGAAGAACAAATCGAAGCTGCTATTCAAAGAATTAAAGAGAGAAAAGGAGCTACATCTATGGATGAAGCAGGTGAACCTGTTTATGTAGATGGAGAAGAACTTTCTTTTGAAGATGCAGTATATGATTTTATTGAACTTACTGGTGATATGATTTCCCGTGAATGGAAACATAAAAAATGGTTAGGGTATATTGAAGATAATGATCCGCACTTACTACGTAAAGATATAATAGATGCTGCAGCTAAGCAATGGCCTGATGATATCAATCCATTTATAGAATATATGGACGGAATTGGCTATGAACTTGACATCTACGAAAAAGTAAAAGAAGAAAAGAAAGACATAGTTAAAGAAGCAGGTAAAACCGCTCTTATTCAAACTATGAATAATGCAATAGCAGCTATTAAAGGTAAATACGGAGAGATGCCCGGTATTACAGGTATCATCAGAGACTTCTTAAAAACACATATAGACGATTTAGCTGATGGAGCAGATCCATTAGATGAATTTGAAAACTATGTTGATGCAAACTACGATTCTTTATCAGAAACAGAGGAAACAATTTCTGAATTAGACGGTACCGGAACAGTAGATGCTTTAACAGCAATAATTGGAGCTGGAGGATTAGTAGGAGGAGCAGTAGCTTTAAGTAAGTTAATGGATTCTTTAGAAGATGGTAAATTTGGAGACAAAGGAAAAGCAGTAGCTAAGTTCTTAAGAGATGCTGGAAAAACTTTTTCTGGTCAAGGAGCTCCAATGAAAGAAGGAGAGGTAGATGAATTTTCAATTGAGGATTTCAAAGAGATGTTACTTGATCCTGAAATGGGATATGAAGAGGATTTTCCGTCTATTGTTAAATACAGTATTGACTCTCTTTATACAGCTTTTAATTTAGCTCATAATACAAAAGGATATGATGTAGAAGAGTTTTTAGAAGCACTTTCTGATGATACATTACCTATGAAAGTTTTTAGACTTTTGAAACCGAAAGGAAGTTCAGTAGAAGAAAAGAAAGGAAAAGATCACGACGGAGATGGAGACATTGATAGTGATGATTATATGGCAGCAAAAGACAAAGCTATTAAGAATGCAATGTCCGAAGAAGCTCAAATAAAAGAAGCAGTTAAGACTTTAATCAGAAAGGCTTTAACAGAAGAATCTATCAATGAAGCAGCTACCGGAAACTTATCTAAATTCTCAGATGATTATGCAGACTTCGAAGGAATGACTCAAATCATCAACCAGCTTGAAAATTTAGTTACCGATGTAGAAGGGTACTATGCTAAGACATCAGAAAAATTACAAAAGATATTTGATGCAGTTGGAAATGTAACTAATGAAGAAGGATTAAAAGTTGGAGGATTTATCGCACCATCTATTGAAACAGCTTTCAGAAAAGATATTCAGCCAGTAGTCAAAAAAGGATTTATGAACTCAGTTCAAATCCCAACCATAAAGGCAATCTCTCAAGCAGATATAGATGCACATAACTCAGGAGAAAGACCTCTAGGAGAAGAAGAAATGGAAGAGAAACAAACGATGTTTACTCCGGTAATGGAAACCAAAAAGAAGTAATATGTCACAATCATTATTAGTAGACGTAACACCATTTAGACCTCTATTAAGAGAATCCAAAACAAAACCTGGAGTCTTTGAAGTAGAAGGTGTTTTACAGCGTGCAGTTGCTAAAAACCAAAATGGCAGAACATATAGTAAAGAGATTCTAATGAGAGAATCTAAGAGATATACAGATGAGTTTGTTAAAGTCGGAAACGCCTTTGGAGAACTTGATCACCCTGAATCTCCTGTTGTCTCTCTAAAGAACGCATCCCATGTA